TGATGTAGTTTCACAAACTACATTCAAATAATCTCCTGTTGTACCATTTTGCCTAATTTGTAAACTAACCGAAGTACCTTGAATTTGTGCCATTTTATTTTTCTATTATTAATTGTGTAAATCTTGTTAACCGTCTAACTATCTTTTTTGTGCCTGTGTCAAGTATCGGGATATGCTGTGTCCCCACTTTTCTTACATCCACAATCTGAAAATCTGCATTACCTGATAATGACGTATTGCCTACCGAAGGTATAATCACATTTAAAACCTTTGCAGTAATACTGTCAACTATCTGCTTTACCAAATCTACCCTAAAATTATTTTGGCTAACCACGTCAATTAACACCTCAACATCATTCATGAATTTCCCTTTATTTGGGAAATCACCATCTGTAATGGTTGAAATCAAAATGTAATAATCGCCACCTGTTTCGTCAGCCTCTTCATCATAAACAGGTATCGTTGAGCCATTGTAAGTAATGGCCCCATCCAATGCGTTAAAATATGCGTTCTTTATAAAGTTAACCGGATCTTTCATATATCAGATATTACCTTTTTTATTCTATCAATTAATTGCCGCCTTTTCTTTAAATACGGGTCAAAAAAATACGGCCTAGGCTCAGATCCATTTTTAATCTTATTTAAAGCCGCTATAAACGCTAATTTCTCATTATATCCATTTCGCTTAAGCCAGTCCCTCATCTTTATAACAAACTGAGCAAAGGAGCCTCTTTTTTGCCCCCTAAAACTTGCAGCATAATTAGAAACCTCAGCAGGCACTTTTACTTTTGCGCCTGTTCCAAACTCAATAAATGGTGCATAGTAAACATTACTAATCAATTCCACACCATCAGGATTAGGAACGGCTTTCGTGTTTTGTTGCAATGCCCCTAAATCCTGTATTTTCTGCTGGCTAATATTTGCTAATTGTGCTGCATTAACTTCATTTCCCCACGCTTGTATTTCACCAACGACCTCCTCCTGAACATCTTTTGGTAGTTCTTTTATTCGTGCCTTAAGCTTATCCAAACCTTCTATCTTAAAGGTAAATTGCGCCATTTATGCGATGTCTTGAGATGTTGCCACTACCCTCCAATATTTGCCCTCAGGATTGTTTTGTAATTGGCTTGCAAACTTATTTTCTGCCCTTACCCTATCCACACGCTCAATGCTTTGAATTGAATAAAACCTGTTGCTATATTCAACCATACACCTGATGTCAATCAGCAAAGCAGAATCATAACGGATTAAAAATTCATAGGATGTTTTGTAATTGGCTTTGCCAGCATCAAAACCCCTAGACTGACTGATTGTATTTATTTGCGCCCAAACATTGGCAAGTTCATCACTTGTCACATCAGGGCCATCCACACCAATAGCCTGCCCCACAACTACAATCTTCACCTTTCTTGCAACACCTATACCCATGATAAAACCTTTAAAGTTTTAGCATTACTCATTAATTCTGTAGGCATTTCATCCGTATCATCGCCCCTGTTTTCGTACATCCACAATAAAACGCGTTTTAAGTCGGTTTTAAGGCCTAAATCTACATTTGCAGTAGTTGTGTAGGTAATTTCATAAGTGCCTTTAATTTGCGGTCTAAATTGCTTATCATTATATCCTATAACTTGATATTCATCAGGATCTAATGTTTCCCACTCATTAACCCCTGTATCTACCGTTTGACCGTCCAAATATTTGACCGCCGATATTTGAGAAATCGGCGCATAAGGTAACATAAAATTATCCTCAATATGTCCTGTTAGGGTTATTGATTTGCCAACTAATGAGCGTAAAGTATAAGCTTCAATACGCTTTCTAGCAACAGTAATAAGATCAGTTATTACATCATCATCATCCTCTGTAGTCACCCTTAACCATTCTTTTGCCGTTTCAAGGCTTACAGGCTCCGCGCCATCAATAACCTTTATTTCGTAAATGTTGTTCATTTTAGTAAAATTAAAATATAGTTAACCGCAATGTTTTTAATTTGTCAACTAAAAAAAGGTACATTTGCCATAACAATAGTTTAGGTTTGTGTTTATCCCCGCTTGTTTTTACAAGTGGGTTTTTTATGAACATATAAATTGCTCAAGTTCTTTCCATTTTGGAAAATGCTCTTTTGCACGTTTTAACCCTTTATTTGACCATTTTTTATAATATGTTGCATCTGTCATTAACTTATTAATCTCTTCTGCCCATTTTTCAATATCCTTTCTATTAATGCAAATGCCTGCATCAGCTACATTCTCAAGTAAGCCAGGTGTTGGATTATATATTAAAGGTATGCCGTTGATCATTGCCTCCCCAGCAACCATACCCCAGCTCTCGTAATGGCTAGGGACTAATAAAACCTTTGTCTTTTTATATACTTCCCTTATATCAGGTGTATTTGGTATTATTTTGACATTTGGTAAATTTTCTATATGCTGCCCATCATAACTGCCTTTTACACCTAAAAATTTATATTGTGGTAGCCTTTTTGCCAAAGCATAAAAATAAAGACTTCCCTTATTGTGATTCAGATTTATTAATGTAATATACTCTCTCTCCTTATCATCTGTTTTAACCCAGTCATTCATTGGAGGAGGGAATACAATACTAGGCCATTTGTAATTCAATGATTTTTTACACCATTCTGAGTTATAGATAACTTTTACAGGTATCGGCGAATCCATTACCGATGGATATGGTGTATCATTGTGTACAATATGTACAAACGGTTTATTATACCTAACACATGCGTGACTTGTCCATTTATTGTAATCTAAATGCGAAATCACCACATCTGCCCAATTAAAAAGCCTGTCTATTATGTACTCATCAGGAGGGAACACATCCACACCCTCGTACTCGTACATCTCAGTTATTTTGTACTGATTAGCTTGGTGAAGAAGTATTTTAATGTCATGTCCATTGCTTTTTAAATGTCTATTTATATTTCTTGCCATTGCCTCAGCTCCGCTGCCATGTCTAGGGAAATAAAGATGTATTGACCATAAGATGTTCATATAACAATCCAATTTTGATGATAAATGTCTTTTGCCGATATGTCAACATGCGGCCCAAACCACCGCTCAGGAGCAATAACAATCTTTTCGGAATGGTCTGCTAATATTGCCGCCATTGCAGAAAAGCTGCTGTTTGCAATGATAAAATGTTTGCACCGCTTCATTAACCTAAAATCATCAATGTAATTACCTGATAAGTATAAAGCATCAATCCCTACCCTTTCTTTTGCAAATTCTATATCATCGCTAAAAACTATGTATTTCGTGTCTTTTGGCATTAATTTAATAGCTTCCTGATAATATTGTTTTGAGCATCTTGGATGGTATGCATTTGCATCATCAATATAATCACCAGCCCTTACATGAATAGCACAAAATTCATTCTGATGAGGCTCGTTAACCATTGTAAAATAATGCCTTATTTCATCAATGCAATGCTCAAAGAATTTAGGGCTTTGTAGATGCGCATTAATTGACCAGTCGCCTTTATTTAATTTTACATCCTTATATCCCCAAAAGTAACCGTATTCCTGCCATATCCTGCCATCAGGTAACAAAGGCAGCTTATTAACAAAATATCGGCTTAAATCGTCTCTATTCGCCCCAAACAACGCATTATCATGATTCACCCATTTAGGAAACCCAAAATCAACATTGTTAGCTTTTGCAATACCTATCACCCCGGCAATAGTCCACAACTGATTTCCGAATCTACCTAGTCCGCCAGTGCCTATGCTTAATGATGTTACCACTCGTTATTTCTTTTGCGGTGATGGTGAAATATTACAGGGTAATCATCATCATTAAATTGCTGATCTTTATCGTAAATAAATTGCCCTCCGTTGTAATGCGCAGGCCACCAATGTAATTTTAACCCATGTTTGTAAGCCAAACAGGTTAAAATAGCCTGATCATGCCTATGCTCCTGAAATGTAGGGTAATTGTAATCCGTACTTAATGAATCATCGATAAACCCATCTAATTGGCAATACTTTAACCATTGGCCAATAAACAATCTTGCTGCTTTTGTGTTTCTTATAAATATTGCAGAAGCTTGTATCTGTCTATTGCCTTTGTTAAATTTTAAATCCCACCTCGGAAAAATTCCGTTCATTACACTCATTTTACACCAGTCCAAATGCTTATAATTATTGCCAAATAAAAACACATCACTATCCATTTTATCAATGATAATGTTTAAATCATTGACTATTTCGACCCCTGCATCTGTATAAATTAATATATCACCTTCATTTAATCTGCATAAATTATTATAAATAATGTAAGGCTTCCATAACCAATATCCGGCTCCTCTTTGCTGATCTAATACATCCTTATTTAAATTATAAAACAAAGTATCGTAACAGCTTTTATTATACATAATTGAATGATTCGCCCCATGTTTTAAAGCACTATCCCTGCAAACTATTGCACTTTGCGACATATTATTATCAGCAAAAGTGATATGAACTACCCTCATAATAATTTGCTTTGTGTGTGATGTATTCCGTAATCAGTATCAGTCTGCCATAAATCAGAATAGCCGGGCCTTTGTGTTGTTACGAACGGCTTACAAATATAAACTTTTAAATTAGGTTGTATTTCACGTAAAAGGAAATCATCATAAATGCCGCTTTTCATTGGATCAAACCGCTCAAGTATATACTTTGCCGCTTGTGGCGTATAAATAACGGAATGCGTGGTGTGGGTATGTTTACACCGCCACCAATGATCCTGTACGTGTTTCAATGGCATTAACACGTGACCACTCAAATAAAGCATATCCCAGCCATCAGGAGCCGTACATATAATATGCTTTATCATATTGTTTATAAATACAACATCATCCTCAAAAACTATTGTTGTTTCAGTAATGCTTTGTAATATAGCCTGTTGTGATAAATTAAAAGACAAAAACCGATCCGCATGCTCAATAGCTAAAAACCTTTCTACTTCTAAACCCTGTTCTTCAAATTGTTTTTTGGCTAACTCCCATCTATCATTTCTACTTGCTAGGCTTAGACAAACTGCTTTCATACCTCAAATATACAAAAAGCCCCCCAAAAATGGAGGGCCTGTAATTGTAAACCAACTCTAAACAAACACCGATTAAGCGGTTCCTGTAGTGCCGTAAACAGCAGCTTTTGGTTGGAAGCTGAGTAGCTCGATGCGAGCCTCTGCACGGTAAGTGATGAGATTCTTTTGGAAATCTTTATCATCAAACTCTGTGCTGCGAACGCTAAGAGCAGAAGCCTGAGCGATACCGAAAGCCTCTGTATTAAGAACGTAGAAACGTGAACCAGTAACCTGAGAATGAGGAACAACAGGAACACCAACGATGCGAGTTTCTCCGTTTGCTCCGATTGTAACACCACCTGGGATGCTGTAGTCACTTGGCTTAGTTTTCATCAAAGTAGCCCATGATGCATGTGTAGTCAGGATCAGGTTAGGCTGACCTAAACCAAGCGCGCCATGTTGTGCAACACCATCAATCATTTTCTCTGCATTAACAGTAGCAGCAGAAGAAAGTGCAGTTGACCCGGAAGCGATTGTATTTAAGAAACGAGTGTTAACCGCTCTATTCCAATCTTCAACAAGCGACTGAGAAAGGTAAGCCTGTAAAAAAGGAAGATCCTGCAGCATTTGACGGCTAACCTTAGCAAAACCAGCAATGAAAGGAACTGCAACGTTTACCATTGTGATGTTGTAGTCAATCTGTGCTTTGCTGTTTCCTTCTGTTTGAGCGCCAAAAGATCCTTCGCTAACTGTATCACTTGCACGAGGGAAAGTTACGTTACCTGTAGCAGTAGGGATGATGCGGAAAACATCGTAAAGATGTGGATTGAAGAAAGAACGCATGATCGCGTTAGGAACGTAGCTGATCTGAGAAGTACCAGTTAAGTTACTAGTAAGGCTCATATCTTTTACATCCTTAGTAGCTGTAAAAGCAACCTCAGATTTGATCTTCTCGAAATTCTCAGCAACGATATCCATAATCGCTGATTTGAATTTGTCAGAATTTGACCAATCTTTTTTGGCTTCGCTTTCAATACCGGATTTCAAACGATTAGCAGAAGCTGACATTTCTTTTACTTTGTTAGCCAGTTCGCCAATTGTTTCATTTTTCTTTTGTGCATCCTCATTGAGTTGAGCGATGTCTGCAGCCAGCTTCATATCTACTGACTTGATTTCTGATTTGATGCCATCCACTAAGGGATTCAGGGCATCGAGAATTTCATTTGCCATTTTTTGTTATTTGTAAAATTTTAGTAATTGTATGTCTATTGCAGATTTCAGATCGTTTAAACCAAGTGCAGTTTCCTGCGGCTCAATTTCATTATGTGCAGTTTCCTGCGGCATAAATAGATTAGAAACCTCGTGCAATTCGTTTATAAGTAAAGATTCGTTTTCACCTGTGTATTTACCTTCTTTCAGCTTTTTAATAACCCACGCCATATAATCAAAAGCTGTTTCTTTCTTTTGCTCCAAAAAGGATTTGACAACCTCAAAAGTTGGTGTATTAGGATTAGCACCCCATAACACCGCGCTACCTTCCCACAAAGCCACTTGAGTAATTACATTGTGATCAACCCCTTTTTGCTGATTGAGAACAGAGAACCCAACGCTGTGCTGGGTAATATCACCACGCTCATATAAAGGCCATGCCACTTCTTTCCAAAGAAACATATCCCGGTAACTGTTCTCACCTACAATGTATTTGCCCTCTTTATATAGCTTTTGGAATTTACCTAGACTGCTTTCAAGTTTACGCTCATGGTTTACTAAATGCCAAATCTCGTTTGACCCATTAGGGCCGCGCTCTGCTATTGTCTTATCAAATGCAGATTTTTCAAATACATCACCGTCCCTATCCACGCTCTCCATTTCAGCAATGGCAACCTTTACGCTGCGCTTTGACGTATCTACATCAAGCGCTTTTAAATCGTAAACCTTATGCTGAATAGTATTCATTGCTTTTTTATTTTGCCAATACGAAACGCAAACCGCATACCTCTGATCGTTTTCTCCATATTCACCCACCATCTCACTATCACCCATGCACCTATCTAAAAACTGATCTCTATTTTCGTTTGCTCTCGGACTTGGCATATTAACAAAATTGAATTGATATATTGTAATTTTTATCTAAATGTGTCAACTATATTATTTTTCCTGATCAACCTACCATTTGCATCCCTTTTGTTTGTAATTGCAAATGTACAACGGCAACGGATAACATCTACCGCTTTTGCCTGTGGATCGTGTGGATGATCTAATTCTGTTCCCGATCTGCGATCCACAAACTTATCATTAAAATCTACCGTTTGCCCATCTAAATGCCAATGATCTG